CAGCGAAAAACGAAACCGCTGTTGAAATCCCTGGAAAGCTGGTTGCGTAAAAAGATGAAGACCCTGTCGCGACACTCAGAGTTGGCGAAGGCGTTCGCGTACGCACTTAACCAGTGGCCGGCACTGACGTACTATGCGAACGATGGCTGGGTGGAAATCGACAACAACATCGCTGAAAATGCCCTGCGAGCGGTCAGTCTGGGTCGTAAAAACTTCCTGTTCTTCGGCTCTGACCATGGTGGTGAGCGGGGAGCGCTACTGTACAGCCTGATCGGGACGTGCAAACTGAATGACGTGGATCCAGAAAGCTACCTTCGCCATGTGCTTGGCGTCATAGCAGACTGGCCGGTCAACCGGGTCAGCGAACTGCTTCCGTGGCGCATAGCACTGCCAGCTGAATAACACATCCCCGTCAATACGGCCCTCGCTGTACGCTTACGATAAAACGCCAGTACACGCTGCATAGCTTCACTCTTCCGGCACTCGCGACAGATTATGTTTAGGCGCCTGTCGTAGCGACGTATTTCTCCGTCAGGTAATGACCAGATAAGGTCCGGATCAACCGCAGATGGTTTCTTCAGCTTTGCCCTTGAGAGCTTTTTACGGGCATTTTGCCAGTCCTTACGCGCCTGTTCAGACGGGAATAACCCGTAACCAGAGTTGTATACATCGCCACTGGCAACCAGCTCTCTGGCCAGAACGCTCATCAGATATCTTGTTGCCCCAGTTTTAGTTTCCAGTTGTCGTAACGTCTCGCGCCCACTCTGGCGTACGAGTTCAACAACCTGCCCTTTAATTTTTTCCCGCTCTTCTTGTGTAAAAACTTTTGCCACAAGCCCTCCTGAAAATTACCTCATGACCAGAAATTAACACTTACCCCCTGAAGCCCGGCGGAATTTCAGTGTCCGGTTCAGAAATGTGATTCACGCAACGCTGCGCAGGCGAACGCCCCAGGCGGATAACCAGTTCATCCCATTTTTCCCGGAGTTTTGCCGGACTCATGATGTTTTTTACCCAGAACGAATCCCGCTGGAGACGCCCAAACATTTCACAAATTTGTCTGTGAGTTCTGCCATCCAGCATCCGCATTGTGCGAACGTCATTGGCCCATGCTGTCCAGTTGGGTTCTTTCGGTCTAGTGATCTCGCCATCATAGCTGGCCGCCTGCTCGTAAAGACTCACGATTCGTCCCCAGATCCACTGTGCGCACACCAAATCTTCCTGACTTCCCCACTGGCGTTTTTTCGCACTGAACACAACCGCGTCAGGGTGTCGGGTTAAAAAATCCTGTTCAGCCGTCTGCGGGTCCGGTTGCGAAGCGTCCGGACAAGAAGATCTTTTATCTGACGGATCAGGTTTTAATACTGACGGATCGGGGTCAATCATCGGCCCCCTAATCGGCAGTTTTTTATCAACAGTTGATCCATCAAAATTTGACGGGTCAACCGTTGAGGGGTCAATATTTGACGGGTCAACTGTTAACGGGTCATTTTTTGCCGGGCTAATTTTTCTTTTCGGTTTATATGACTCACGCGCCGCCGCCGCAGCTGCTTCGAGTTTTTCCACATTAAGCCGATAGATATTGCTTACATTACGCCCACCGACCTTACGCTCTTCCTTCGTCAGCCAGCCCTCTTTCGCCAGTTCTGCAATAGCCGATTTCACTGTGGATTCACTTCTTGCACCGATCTGACGCCGGATAGTTTCAATGGCAGGCCATGACACGCCCTCGTCATTGCTGTAGTCTGCAAGACGGGCCATAACCGCCACCCTGGATAAGATCATGCCGGTGAAGGCGCACCCTTCCCAGACAAGACCATGAAGCTTGCTGCTCATAAAACCCCCGAACACCGTGCTTTTAGTGCATCACCACAGCATTCCCTGCCGGGCCGCCGCGATTCATCTGGTCATACAAAACAACCGCTGACGCAACAAAATCATCGACATCCTTCACCAGCCGATCCCGCCGTTCGACGATCTCACGGTAATATTCAGAACTGTGGCTGCGCATACGGGCCACCAGCAAAGGCGGCATCGCCTTTTCGATCGCCGGTAACAGAGCCTGCATTTTTTCAACAGCATCAGGGGTGTCTTTATCCAGCCAACGGAAAATTTTCTGGGTATTACGGGCCAGGGCTTCCGGATGGCTGTCGTCATACAGTTCCGGGAACGTCATTCCCAGCTCGAAATACGCTTTGGTAATTTTCGCAGCCGGCACTTTTTCGCCGTCCGGATGCGCCCAGACATTCATCGCCATGCGGATGTGTTCATGCTTGATTTTCATGAATCAAGCTCCTAGAAAGTGGTTGTGTTAACGTTTTGGTATCTTCCAGCTCGGGCCAAATATTCATCCAATCAAAAGGCCTTAGTTGCTGACGTGTAACTTCACCATTACTGGCTCGCTCAATAAGGACACATAACGATGCCCCTAACACTTGACCTTTACTCAATGCCTTTCTTAGATAACCGATGCTGGTACCACACTCGCATGCAAACATACGCTGTTCATCTGACGAAAGAGAATTGAGAAATATTCTTAATTCTTCCATAGCTACTCCTTAGTAAACACAGCAAAGAATACCCACAGGTAAACAAAAGTCAATACCCACAGGTTGTTTACCTTGCGGTAATCGCATCTATTATTTACCTATGGACAAATATGAATTTAGACGACAGCAACTCATCAAAATTCGTGATGAGAAATGCGATGGTAAAGCGGTTAACGTGGCCAGAAAGATCGGGCGCGAGCCTTCTTATGTATCAAGAATGTTGTACCCAGAGGGGAAAAAGGGAAAAAAACGGATCGCTGATGATATGGTGGAGATTATCGAAGAGTCCTTTGGGTTACCCCGGGGATGGATGGATGGTATCGTTTCATCATCAACGAACACAGCCTCCAGTTATGAAACAAGGGTTCTAACGCCACGACAACGTATTTTTTTAGATCTCTTAGACGAACTGCCAGAAAGTGAAGCGGATAAATTATTAAAAACTCTTGAAGAGAAAAAACAGTATTACAATATGATCTACGAAGAAATCCGTAAAAAGAAAGCACAAAACGCATCATAGCTCACCAAACAACTAGTCACCAGTTAAGACACCGCAAAAATTTACCCATGGGTATTTACTTTTTAAATACCTATGGGTATCCTTCTTTTCATACCAACCCACCCCGCCCCACAGAATGCAGGGCAATACTTCGAGTTACCAGGCAGTGGTCAGGGGTTAAGTAGCCAGCCCGAGGCGTAAGAACATGACGGCAGGGTTCAACTTTAATAACTATGCAGCAGGTTTTTGTTCCGCTCCCCCGGCGTTAAGGGGAAATGAGGTCAGCATGGATACTATCGATCTTGGCAACAGCGAATCTCTGGTATGTGGTGTGTTCCCAAACCAGGACGGTACGTTCACCGCGATGACGTATACCAAAAGCAAAACGTTTAAAACCGCAGCTGGCGCGCGTCGCTGGTTAGCCAGAAACACTGACTGATGAGGTTGACGATGGAATTTAAAGATTTACCTCCTTCAATCCAGGAGATTGCAGCACACACACTTCGTCATCGTCTGAACGAACTTGAATTGGAATCGGTAACAAAAAAAGACACTGATAATATGGCTCGTAATGTGCGCGATGCGTTTACTGGGCTGTTTTCAGATACAGCTTTAAATATCCATGGCACAGAGGATACAGCAAAACAATTTGCAGAAAAAGAAGTGGAAGATCCCAGTTCAAAGAGCCAGAAACAGCCAAACAACCATGAAATTAACGAACTGCTTCTGGCAACAGGCTTCATAAATATTAACGAATATGAACGCCGTAAAAAAATGTTATCTGATTAATCCATCAAGATATCTTTTTAGCATCAGCGTTTCTACGTTATTAAAACCATCAGATTTTAACATAGCTTCGATTCGCTGATTTAAATTGCCAACTAACTGTTGATACTGAGTAGATGGAAGCATGTGTACCAGCTCCTTGAGAACACAATAACATGCACCAAGTTTTAACTCCTGCTCTGACATTTTATCCTCCATTGAGGTTACTGGTTGAGAATGGAGACCTCTCGTGACAGCGTGTGGTCGTGCGCCGGACACGGATAAGAATCCGGCACTGACAGTTTACTGAAAGGATATTTCCCTGAAAAGTCAGACCATAACGCGAAAGCGCACGGCGAGGTAGCTGGTTCATAGATAGCCTGTCGTTAAATTTTCGTCGACCGTGCGCTTCCGGTTGTGGCAATCCGCGAAATGGCGCGGCGGTAAGTATGGCGGGGTTATTCCTTCCCCCGTTGAGGACACCGGGTTGTCAGGTTGACCATACGCTTAAGTGACAACCCCGCTGCAACGCCCTCTGTTATCAATTTTCTGGTGACGTTTGGCGGTATCAGTTTTACTCCGTGACTGCTCTGCCGCCCTTTTTAAAGTGAATTTTGTGATGTGGTGAATGCGGCTGAGCGCACGCGGAACAGTTAAAACCAAAAACAGTGTTATGGGTGGATTCTCTGTATCCGGCGTTAATTGTTAACTGGTTAACGTCACCTGGAGGCACCAGGCACCGCATCACAAAATTCATTGTTGAGGACGCGATAATGGAAACGTTATTACCAAACGTTAATACGTCTGAAGGTTGTTTTGAAATTGGTGTCACTATCAGTAACCCTGTATTTACTGAAGATGCCATTAACAAGAGAAAACACGAACGGGAGCTATTAAATAAAATATGCATTCTTTCAATGCTGGCCCGTTTACGTCCGATACAAAAAGGATGCTGGCAATGAATACAGCATTTGCACTTGTTCTGACAGTTTTTCTTGTTTCCGGAGAGCCAGTTGATATTGCAGTCAGTGTTCACAGGACAATGCAGGAGTGTGTGACTGCAGCAACCGAACAGAAAATTCCCGGTAACTGTTACCCGGTCGATAAAGTTATTCACCAGGATAATAACGAAATCCCGGCAGGTCTTTAAAACAGTTCCGTAATAAATATCCGGTTTCATTCTTATATGCCAGCAATGGCAGGGATTTGTTCACCCTTAAATCTGTAATGAGGTAAAACAAAATGAGTAAAGTCTTTATTTGCGCCGCCATTCCGGACGAACAGGCAATAAAGGAAGAAGGTGCCGTCGCTGTAGCCACTGCCATTGAAGCCGGTGATGAACGTCGCGCCCGCGCAAAATTTCACTGGCAATTCCTGGAGCATTATCCGGCTGCTCAGGACTGCGCTTATAAATTTCTTGTCTGCGAGGATAAACCCGGTATACCCCGCCCTGCCCTCGATTCCTGGGATGCTGAATATATGCAGGAAAACCGCTGGGATGAGGAGTCTGCTTCCTTTGTCCCGGTTGAGACTGAATCCGATCCGATGAACGTCACTTTTGACAAGCTGGCCCCTGAAGTACAGAACGCTGTCATGGTTAAGTTCGACACATGTGAAAACATCACCGTTGATATGGTGATTAGCGCACAGGAATTGTTGCAGGAAGACATGGCAACATTCGACGGACATATCGTTGAAGCGTTGATGAAAATGCCAGAAGTTAACGCCATGTATCCGGAGCTTAAGCTGCATGCCATCGGGTGGGTTAAGCATAAATGTAAGCCTGGTGCCAAATGGCCCGAAATTCAGGCAGAGATGCGCATCTGGAAAAAACGTCGCGAAGGTGAACGCAAGGAAACCGGAAAATACACGTCTGTTGTTGATCTCGCCCGCGCCAGAACCAATCAACAGCACAGTGAAAATTCAACAGGAAAAATCAGCCCGGTCATTGCTGCCATTCATCGCGAATACAAGCAGACATGGAAAACACTGGATGACGAACTGGCCTACGCTCTCTGGCTTGGTGATGTGGATGCCGGAAACATTGACGGCAGCATCCATCGCTGGGCAAAAAATGAAGTTATCGACAACGACCGCGAAGACTGGAAGCGTATCTCGGCATCAATGCGCAAACAGCCTGATGCCCTTCGCTACGACCGCCAGACTATTTTTGGCCTTGTCCGTGAACGTCCGATCGACATTCACAAAGACCCTGTGGCACTGAACAAATACATTACTGAATACCTGACTACAAAGGGCGTGTTTGAAGATGAAGGAAGAAATCAGAGCGCAACTGATACTCTCTCGTCGCCAGTACCAGAAACTGATGCAGTGGAAACGGCAATTCCGGGCAACGAAAAAACCGAATGCAAAGTGGAAGTCGAACCATCTGTAGAGCGTGAGGGGCCGTTCTACTTCCTCTTCACCGACAAGGATGGCGAAAAATACGGTCGCGCAAACAAACTTTCTGGTCTGGAAAAAGCACTAGCCTTGGGAGCTACGGAAATCACAAAAGAGGAATACTTCGCACGTAAAAACGGCACGTACTCAGGTTCACAACAAAATACTGGTGCATCTGACACGACCGCACAACCAGAGCCGGTAAAAGTTACCGCTGACGAAGTAAACAAAATTATGCAGGCAGCCAATATCAGCCAGCCTGACGCCGATAAGTTGCTTGCTGCCTCTCGCGGAGAATTTGTTGCAGGGATTAGCGACCCGAATGATCCGAAATGGGTAAAGGGGATTGAAACCCGCGATTCTGTAAACCAGAACCAGCAAGAATCGGAACAGAACGACCAGAAAGCGGAACAAAACAGCCCAAATACGCAACAAAACGAGCCAGAAACGAAACAACCTGAGCCAGTAGCGCAACAGGAACCGGAAAAAGTCTGCACCGCCTGCGGTCAAAGCGGTGGCGGCAACTGCCCTGATTGTGGCGCGGTGATGGGTGACGCAACATACCAGGAAACATTCGATGAAGAGAATCAGGTTGAAGTTCAGGAAAATGATCCGAAGGAAATGGAAGGCGCTGAACATCCACACAAGGAGAATGCTGGTAGCACTCAGGATCACGCCAGCGATAGTGAAACTGGCGAGACGGCAGATCCCTTAATTACGATGAACGGTCATTACGTTATCACATCCACCAGCAGGACGTGTGACCATCTAATGATCGACCTTGAAACCATGGGAAAAAATCCTGATGCCCCGATTATCTCAATAGGTGCAATATTTTTCGATCCGCAAACCGGAGATATGGGACCGGAATTTAGTAAGACTATCGATCTGGAAACTGCTGGCGGAGTCATTGATCGTGACGTCATTAAAAGGTGGCTGAAGCAATCACGTGAAGCGCAGTCTGCCATTATGACCGATGAAATCCCGTTAGATGATGCACTGTTACAATTGCGGGAATTTATCGACGAAAACTCCGGTGAATTTTTTGTTCAGGTCTGGGGAAATGGAGCCAACTTCGACAACACGATTTTGCGCCGTTCATACGAACGGCAGGGGATCCCCTGCCCGTGGCGTTACTACAACGATCGCGATGTACGCACAATCGTTGAGCTGGGGAAAGCCATAGACTTCGATGCCAGAACGGCTATTCCATTCGAAGGTGAGCGCCATAATGCACTTGATGACGCCCGTTACCAGGCAAAATACGTTTCAGTTATCTGGCAAAAACTGATCCCGAATCAGGCTGATTTTTAATGTTCAACCCCGGTCGTTGCCCACCAGCTATAGTGGCGGCGACCATGATTAGCGAACGACGCTCATGGCAAGACTTATTCTGCTCACTGAGTGGGCAAAAGAGGAATTCAGTGAACCGGTCCCAACTCCGAGTACGTTAAGTAAATACGCTAAAGCCGGAATGATATTTCCTCTCCCCAAAAAAGTTGGAAGACGCTGGCGAGTGGATCCGCAAGCTCGCTTTGTCGGAATGGTAAACAAGCCGGAGGTGATCGCCACAGATCACCCTGCTTTGAAGAGGATACTGGAAGATGGCGCGCCCGCGAAAATATAAAACCAATGTTCCGGGATTATCTCCGTATTTTGACAAAAGAAATAACAAAGTTTACTGGCGTTACAGGCATCCCATAACAGGCAAAAATCACGGTCTCGGCAGTATTGACCAGAAACTGGCAGAAACTATTGCAGCAGAAGCGAACAGCCGTATTGCCCGGCAGCAAATGGAACAAATGCTCAGTCTGCAGGAGAAAATTATTAGTGATACCGGCGGTTCATCAACCGTTACCATTTTTCTGAATAATTACAGAAAAATTCAACAGGAAAGATATGAAAACGGCGAGATCAAACTCAACACGCTGAAACAGAAAGCGGCCCCTCTCAGGGTATTTGATGAACGTTTTGGCACCAGACCGTTAGATGCCATAACCGTAAAAGATGTGGTATCAGTACTGGAAGAGTACAAGGCCAGAGGACATAACAGAATGGGACAAATTTTCAGGAAGGTACTGATCGATGTTTTCCGGGAAGCTCAGCAAACGGGCGATGTCCCGCCAGGCTTTAACCCTGCAGAATCGGCAAAAAAACCGCAGGTGCGGATATCAAGACAGCGACTGACTTTTGATGAGTGGATGATGATTTATAACGCAGCGGAAAAGGATGGTTACTTTTTACAGCGCGGTATGCTGCTGGCACTGATGACAGGCCAGCGCCTTTCAGATATTTGCAAAATGCAATTTTCGGATATCCGGGATGGTTATCTTCATGTCGAACAGCAAAAAACAGGAACCCGGATTGCCATCCCTCTGGCTCTGCGTTGCGATAAATTAAATCTCACCCTGGATGATGTGGTGTCATCCTGCCGCGATTGCGTTCTTAGTCCGTGGCTATTGCACCACCATCACGCGAAAGGGACAGCTAAGCGCGGCGGGATGGTTAAGCCAGCAACATTAACCGTTGCATTTAAAAAAGCCCGGGATTCTGTGGATTACAACTGGCGTGCTAATGGCACCCCACCCTCTTTCCATGAGCAGAGATCTTTATCAGAGCGATTGTTCAGAGAGCAGGGGGTTGATACCAAAATTTTGCTGGGCCATTCGAATCAAAAAATGACCGATATTTACAACGACGCACGCGGTAAGGAATGGAAAAAACTGGTCATTTGA